CTTTTGATAATTTCTTTAAAGTTAAATTTAAAGTTTGTTCAAAGTAAGTTGTTCCGTTTTCACGTGAAGATGTAATAGCTTGTTCAAAGCTAGAGCCACCTTTTAAATCATATTTGTATGCTACGAAAGTACCGCTTAAATCAGTTATTTCGTCATCTACTTTTGTTACAGTTCCTAAATCCCCGAAGTCAGTAAAGTAGACTGCTTTCAAGCCACCTACTACGTCCTTGCAAGGTTCTAATCTACCTTTTGTTAAATTACAAGCCATATTTTTTTGTATTAAAAAAGGGTAGGCAGTTATCCCACCTACCCTCTTTGATTAATTAATTGTAGATATTAAGAATAAAGAACAATCTCGCTTCCTAAACCGTACTGCACTGATGCAGTATATCTCATCACTACACGTACATTTTGACTTCCATCAATATCAGCCATATCAATAACTTTGATTTCATTTTGGTCGTTAAGTAAACCCGTGCCGAAGAATAAATTGCTTTTTTCAGCAGCTACCATAGTATTATCAGGTAATCCATTTGCAACCGCAATTTTTACACCATCGAAAGTAAGACCGCCACCGTTGTACCATTGTGTACCTTGGTTGTCTACCCCTGCTGCTCCGATTGTTGCTTGGAATCCTCCTAATGCTCTTACATAAGCACGAGCAACGTTTTGAGAAACATAAATGTAAAGGTCTTCTGATGTATAGATTGTAGAGTTGATAGAATCAACAACTAAACCTAATTTCTCAATAACATTTGCTGCCGTTACAGCCGCTCCTGCACCTACGTCAGTTACATCCGCATCGGCTAACATTAATTCTTTAAATCCTGCAAAGTCTCCGTTTGTTGCAGCTGCTCCATTCCAGATAGATTGTTCTGTTCTTTGTGCAACTTTAGCAGCAATGTGACCTAGTAAGAAGTCAGAAAATGAAGGAGGAAGTGAATCGTGAGCTGAATAGCCCATAGAAATTGCATCCCAGTCAGAACGGAAATCAGCTTTACATAATTGTAAGTTAACTTGTAAAGATTTAGGCTCAATAGTTCTCTCAGTTAGAGTTAGAGTAGAAGTAGGGTCAAAGTCACATCCAGAATTTTTCACAAGACCGTCAGTAGATACTTTTTTAATTACTTCTTTAAATTTGATGTTTGGCTTAACAGAGATTAATCCGTTGTCCAAAGTTGACCCAGAAAGAAGTGCAGCAGAGATGTACTGTCCTGCAAATTCCCCAGCGTAGGTAGTTGTAATGCTAGTAGTTGTAGCCATTTTGTTTTAGTTTTTAATATTAGAAATTTTTTGTAGAACTCTGTCCATCGTAGACGTTCCACGTTTTTGTGAGTAAAGGTTTAACGCTTTATCCGCACTTGCTTCAGGGTTATGGTTTACTTTTTCAACACTTGAAAGTTCTTCCTTAACTTCTTCGACAATATTTTCAACAGTCTCTTCAACTGATAATTCGTCTTTCTTTTCAATCATTGCTTTAATCTCGTCAATCATTGACTTAACCTCTGCAAGGTCTTCTTTAGTTGCGTAGGACATTTCCTCTTCAGCTGCTTCTACTTCTTCTTCAGCAGGTGCTTCTTCTGGTGCTTCCTCAACGGCTTCGCCAATAGATTTAATGATTCCTTCTTCTTCGATAATCAATTCCTGACCATCTTCAAGTTTGTAGCTTCCGATTGGTAGTGCTACTCGCTCGTCCTCGGTTACAATAAAAACTTCTTTACCTTCGGCAAATTCTTCTGCTTCTATAATAGTTCCGTTCTCTAATGTAGCCTGTGCCAATTTAACCTCTTCGGATAATTCTACCCCAAGTGTTTCTTTGATTTTGTTTAACATATCTGTTGCTTTCATATTATTACAATAAATTAGTATTTAGTTTGTAGTGTTTTTACATTATTTTAGAAATATCTTTTTGCTTTTCTTTAGTATTGGAAACAGCACTTAACAATATTTTCTTTAATTGTTGAAATTCTTGAAATTGTTTTGTGCTACGATAGTCAATACCTAATTCATCTGCTTTTGAACCAAATTCATCTATTGTGCGTTCTGCTCTATTAAGTATATTACTAATATTTTTAAAATGTGTGTCAGTAGCTGCTTTTGCTTTATTTAATCCATTTCTTTTTTCACTTCTGTAAGAAGTAAAACTATTGTCATATTCTTTTTTTAAAACTCTAAAGTCATATTTGTTTAACTCAACTTTTTCTAGGTTTACTTCAATATTGTTCTCTTTAGCTAACTTGGTAAATATTCTCTGTACGTCTGGTTTCATATTTATATTTTTAATGTATTTGCATCTGCAAAATCATCCATAGCCTTTTCCATAGCTTTTAATTCTGGGATAGAGCTCGAGCTAATTCCCATCTCTTTATTTATTTTTTCAATATCATTAACAACCTTTTGAAGGTATTTAAATTGCTGCATACCATCGCTTGCATATCCATCTATCCTTTTCATATCTCTGGATAGTTCTTTTTTTATTCCCTTTAGCTCCTTTGCTATATCGGATAATTCACTAGCAGACTGCTTGCCATCCTGAATCATTCCTAAATCAACTTTTTGAGAAGCAAACTTTTGTAGTATCTCTTTTGTCTTTGAATCCATATTTATACAATAAAATTAATATTCGTTTGTTACGTTTTTAGTTTGCTGCTATACAAGCATCACAATCATTGTAGTTTGTTACGCTATTCCAAAGAAATCCAGAAGCGGTTTGGTCTTGATTTAATACAGTATAGCATCCATCGTGTCCATCGTGTACTAAATCAAAGTAATAAACATTACCTACAACTAATTGAGTAGAGCCGTGTACGTGCTTCTTTTGGTTATGATTGCATCTTTGTACGTGATAACTAAAATCTCCTTCACTAGGTATAGCCTGTGAGCCTGTAATGTTTCCTATTCCTTGCGCTCGTAAAGTTCCATCACAGCATTTCCTAGAATATTTACCATCCTTACATAAACAAGCACGTTTATCGTTTTGTGGACTAGGTATTCTACTCATCTTTAAAAAGGTCTTTTAATTTTGATAGTAATTGTTCCGCCTCTAATTCAGCTGATTGCTTAACAGGTTCGTTAGGTCTCTCTAATTTATCTGCAAAGTATCCTTCAATACTAAATCCTTTTACTTTTCCGCTTTTAACGTAGTCATTCCAAACGTCATCGTTCTGAACTTTCATTGATAGCATCCAAGTTCCGATTGGTACATCTAAACCGTAGAATCTTGTCTTGTCTTTTTCATCTTCTACAATCCAACTTTCAACCGCAGTCAATCCTGTTAAAGGCATTTGGTGTTCAAGTGTTGAGTTATTTTGATTGCCACGTATAAAGAATAGTTCAGAAGCCTTTCTTACGGTTGCTTTTGAAAAATAAATGTAATATTCGTTCTCATCGTTCTTACGGTATATAGGCTTATTAGGAATCAAAGCCGCACCCATTAGAATCCGCTTCTCTTTGTTCACCTCTGCAAACTTGAACTCTTGGTTCTTTAGAGCGATAAAGTCGCTTTCTATTGCTGGTGATTCTACTATAGATACAGCCTCTATTCCAGAAACTTCATCTTCTTCGTCTATAAATAATTCTACTATGTCCATAATAGAACAATACTTTTTTACCTTTTTTGTTATTTTATTTTGTAGTTAATAAAAAAAGATGTATCTTCGATGTATCTTAAAAGAGAAACAATATGACTTACAAAGAATTTTACACAGCAGCTACAGAAGGAATCAACTTCAAAACAATATCTAAAGACGATATGCAATTCGCTTACATTATGTTTCACCAGACGTTTGGAGAAGCTCCTAAGAAAGCTATAGAGTCAGTTAATTTATTAAACTCATTCTATTTGCCAGTAGCGGATAAGACTAACGACTTATGTGGTGAGATAATCAAATTAAAAGCTAACTAATATAAACAAGGGGACAACGATGGACGAATACCAACTCTATCCTTTTTTTTTTTAAAACAAACAAATGAAACAAGTTAATAGATATACTAGAGCAGGACAAAAAGGAAAAGAAATAACTTGCCCACAATGTTCAGGCAAAACTAGAGTTTACCATTTTAGTTGGTCTGCTATAACTTGTGGAACTTGTAAAGAAATGATTAATAAAAAAGAATTTACTTATGCCTAAAGAATCTTATACTTTTAAACTAGACTCAGAACTATTAAAAACTTTAAAACAAAAGGCTAAAACTGAAAATCGAAGCTTTAATAATTTAGTTGAAACACAATTAAAAAAATCAATTAATAAATCTTAGCCTTCTAATTATCCTATTGAAGCACTTTCTACAATGTTTCTATCTAATGCTTGTGCATCACTTACATCATTAGACACTACGTAGGCTTTTACAGGCTGTTTCTCATCTTGCCCGATAGATTGTGCCAGTTGGTTTGTTTCGCTCGCTCCTACAACGTTAAACGCAGGCGGTGCTGATGCAGCAGAAGACATTCTAGGCATAGATACAGAACCACCACCAGAAGCACCCATTTTAGAAGCACTTCCTTTAGCAGCATTTACCGCAGACTTTATACTTGAAAATATACCAGCAGCTTGAGCTGCAAACGCAATTAATAAAGGAACATTTTGAGGGAAACCAACTTTAGCAGTTGCACCAGCACCAGAAGCTATATCCGCTCCACTTTTTGCTGCAATCATTCCTAGCTCAGTTAATGTAGCTTTTGCTTTAATAACCTGCTCTTTTATAATCATAGCCTGTTTAGCAATAAATAAAGCTCTACCTATTTTAGTTTCTTGACCTGCCGAAGCAATTATAGTATCTAAATTGTTTAAGGTTGCTTGTCTTATTTCTTCTTTTTGCTTTAGCTCCTCTTCGTGGGCTTTCTTTTTATCTTCGTCTTCTTTTGCTTTTCGGTCTGCTTCTTCTGCAAAGTATTCTAAATCATTTTCACGCTCTTCTTTTATTAAGTCTACTCGCTCTCTTTCTAATGAATTTATGTTAGTTAGTTGTTCTGACCTAAAACCAGCAATCTGTGCTAACACCCCTTCCTTTTCGTTTTGTGCTTCTAATAAAGCTATGTAGTTTTCTTGGTTTTGGTTTTTATCGTATTGTGCTTGGGCTGCTGCTAATTGCAAGTCTGCAAGTTCTAGCATTGATGTTTCTTGTTCGTCTAAGATTCTACCCAGTTCAACGTTTGCCGCTATACGTTCTTCAATACTTTTAGATTCATCATCTCTAATTTGTCTTTGAAGTTCCGCTTGCCTGTCGTACTTTTCTATCAAACCTTGTTGCATAACCGCTGCAACCTCCGCTGACTTGGTTAGGTCTACATTTGACTTAGCTGCATCTAGTGTGCTTTTGGCATAGTTTGAAACCGATGTTGCTGCGTTGCTAACAGTATCAACTACTTTATCAAAAGAGCCATCTATTCCCGTAACAGTATCAATTAGTTCTTTACCACCCATTTTTGCGGCTTCCATAGCGCCGTCCCAATCTAAGCTAAACGCTTTTTTAACAGCTGTAGCGAAAAAACCTAATGCTTCAATACTACTGTTAATCCTTTCTATTACATTTCTTTTTATTGCTTCCCCAAAATCCCTTGCGTTTTGTTGAGGGTCTTCAAATAGTGCTTTAAAATAACCAATTACATTTCCTACATTATCATTCAAATAATTAAAGAAGTCATTAAAAATTAAGGATGTTGCTTCAAAAGAAACACTAAATGCGTCTAAAACAATTTGATTCTCTTTAAAGACATCAATCATTTTTTTAAAAATAAGCAAAGCCGCACCTACTCCTGTAGCAGCTATTGCATTACCCAATCCCTTAAATCCCTTTGATGCTTTACTTGTTGCTTTAGGAATATCATCTATTCCATCTTTTAGGTTATTAATTCCATCCCCTAGACTTTCTACGTCTTTTTGAGATGAACCTGTTCTTACCTCAAGGTCAATTATTTTTGTATTTGACATAGTTCTGTTTTAAATTGTTTGTATGCTTCTTTTATTGATTCAGGA